ACGCTGGGAACGCTGGGAGACGCTGGGGAACGCTGGGGAACGCTGGGGAACGCTTAGCAGCGGGTAGCGGGTTCGAGCCCAGGCTCAGCGGAGTAGCGGATATTTTTCCCCAGACTCTATACGACGTCAATTGAGGATCTTGATCCAAAAAATCTTCTTCTTTTACTGAAACAAGTTCTGCTTTTGACATTTTATGTAAGTAGAATAAGTATTTTTATATGGTTTTTGCGTTAAATTAATAATTCCCGTATTATTTTTTTCTTAAGTTAGAATATAAAAGATGTCAAGCAGTTTCTCCGTTGATGGAAAAGAAATCGTCGTAAGAATCATCAAATACATTCTAGAAGGCTCTATGGTAGCTATTGCAGTTGCTCTCATTCCTGCTAAAAAGCCATCCCTTGAGGAAGTGCTAACTATTGCATTGATTGCTGCAGCAACCTTCTCCCTTCTTGATATGTTTGCACCATCCATTGGTGCTTCAGCACGTATGGGCGCAGGCTTCGGCATTGGTGCCGGCATTGCACAATGGCCAGCTCCTCGTCCCCTATAAACAATTCACAAACATGTACTAAATACTTTATGAAACGACTGGTGAACAGCTATAAACCTCATGATGTTGTTATTATAAGCTTCTTTTTTCCTCAGACATACTGAGAGATATATGTCAAAATCGTCAATCTTCTGAAAAGAGTCATCTTGATCGAAATGGTACAATGCAAAGGCATAGTCTCGCACGAGAGAAAGTAACAATTGTATGTTTGTTCGATGCAATCTTTCATCCTTGACTACCTGAAGTTCCAGCATTATTAAGTTGATAAGTGCGTTTTGCAAAAGAAATTGAGCAGAATTGAGTATCTCCATTTCCTCACCATTTGCAAACGCAATCCTTACAAGAAGCGCTCCATTTGGAATGATGTCTGAAAGCGGTGTTTTTTTCACTACAGCAGTGGATACTCCTATTTTGCAATTCCCAAATGTTAACAATCCTTTTTCAATGCAGTTTTTGACAAGAGATTGCTCAATACAACGTTGATAGGATCCGTTGGATTCAAAGACGTACGTTTTCTTTCCGTTCATCAACCCTATGAGACTAATATAACCAACATTTGCATTTATATCGACAATGTTGTCAATGGCATAAGTGTCTTTATGATCTAAGACTTTCCACAATATCTCGCCAATGCCACTGTACCCATACATTTTCAAATGATACGAAACAGATTTATTTGGAAAAACTTTATCTCTTGGTACCACTAACAACAACTCTTCATCGTTCCATTCCGAAATTGTCAAAGTTTCCATTGTTATGATATCAATCGAAAATATTATTCGGACTGTTTACGTTAATTTTTTATCAAACGATAAGAAATGGAAGATTACATTGCTTTCAACAAAGCATTAAAGCACTTTGTCAGATGTTCTATCGAAGCTTTTCCTGATTTCAAAGAATTGAAGGTTTTACTTATCACTTACAAAATGTTGAAAACCATTAACAAAAAACAACCTTGCAAGTTATTCTTGGCTATGACATCAAATTGCCAAGATGCTATTCTGGCAAAAGATGAACAATATTTTATTGAAAATGGTTTGTATTGTCCAGAAAATAGCATACAATCTTTGTCGGCGGCGTTCAAAGAAAAGTGGTTTGCATTAGACAGCACAAATAAAGATGTCATATGGCAGCACCTTCAAGTGTTAGTTCTGTTGTCTCGAAAGTGCCAAAAAATTGACAATGCATAAAGATTTAATATTCTACATATATAAAATGTCTGATGAAATAACTGAAAAACCAGCTAAGAAGAAGGTTATAAAGAAGAAAGTTAGTTTGACAGAAACCACCATGACAAAAGTAGAACCGACCAAAAAGAAGATTGTGAAGAAAGCAGTGAAAAAAGTCGACGGTATCTTACCAGATGAGGGTGCACCGCCAGACAATAAGCCTATGAAGAAAATAGTCAAGAAACAACCCCCATCTGATGACACAGTAGAAGCAACAGATAAAAAAATTAAAAAGTCACTTGTTGCTTTAGATAAAAAGCCTTTACTGATCGATGCACTTGAAAAGTTAAGAAAACAAGAGGTTGCTAACAAAGAGACATGGAAAGCTCGCGCATATTTGACTGTTATCAAACAACTCAAAACACTTGATAAACCTGTGACGAGCTTCGAAGATTTAAAAGATATCAAGGGAATTGGCAAAGGGCTGGAAAGTAAAGTCAAAGAGTTGTTGGAAACAGGTGGGTTGAAACAACTCGAGGATTATAATTCTGATGGAAAAATCAAGATGATAGATGAATTACTCAAAATTCATGCGATTGGGCCCGCCAAGGCAAAAGACTTGGTAGAAAAGGATGGTATTACTAGCATTGAAGACTTGAAACAACATCAAGAATTGTTGAACGATAAGCAAAAGATGGGACTGAAATATTATATAGACATCGAACAAAGGATTCCGAGAAAGGAAATGGAGAAGCATGATACATATATAATCGAAACAATCAAATCCATAGATCCAAAGCTTCAAGCTTGTCTAACTGGAAGCTATAGACGAAAAACAAAAGATAGTGGTGATATAGATGTGTTGATCACTCACCCCGATGACCCTGAAAACTTTGAAACTATGTTCAAAACAGTTGTTGTAAAATTGCAAAAAGACTATATAAAAGATACATTTGCACTTGGAGGGAAAAAATGCATGGCCGTTTGCAAACTCAAACGCCATAGGACATTCCGAAGACTTGACTTGCTTTATACCAAAAAACACGAATATCCGTTTGCCTTGCTATACTTTACTGGCAGTGGACAATTCAATGTGAACATGCGTAATATAGCTTTATCAAAGGGTTATAGTCTTAGTGAATATGGGATGAAATATAATAACGGTGACAAAAAAGGTGAATTTGTAGAACACGAATTTGTAACTGAGAAGGACATTTTTGACTTCCTCGACATGGAATACGTAGCACCAGAAAAGCGCATCAAGTAATTTTGAAACGTCTTGAAACAAATCACTTAAGAAACACGCATACTATGTAAATCACAATGCGTTCTTTATTGATACTATTGTTTGCTGTTGCGGCGCATGCCGTGGATGTACATGTTGCATCCTCCAGCAACACAGCTTTTTCTAATGCAGACTATTACTGTGATGGTGTGAATGACGACGTCGAGATACAAAGTGCTGTTAACTTTGTGAAATCTAACGGAGGTGGGACAGTATACCTTTCAGATGGCCTGTTTTCCCTTAACACAAACATCTACCTTGCTTCAAACATTGATTTGGTAGGCCAAGGAATGGACAGTACAACACTACAATTGGCACCAAATGCGCCAAAGTTTGCAAAGGCGGGTTTCATGAGATGCATGAATTGTGTGAACAATCTATTTCAAGATTTTACGTTGGATGGTAATAATGCCTTGTCGACTAACTCGCTGACTAATTATGGACGTTTTGGTATTTACACAGAGGCATCGAATTACACAGTGATGCAAAGAGTTCGAACCATGAACTGGTTTGGATACGGGTTCGATCCCCATGGGACTGGTGGTACGACATTGTACAGTTGGTACTTGACTGTAACTGATTGTGAAGCCATCAATAATGGTTGGGATGGATTTACGATTGACAAGACCATGTTTGCCACAGTAGCAAACAACAGAGCTATTGGAAATGGGCGTCACGGGATCAATATTGTGACCGGAAGCAAGAATGGGGAATTTCATGATAATTACATCGAGAATACCGGTTATAACTATGAAGGTACCGTTGCCGGATGTGGCATTATGATACAGAACAATCAAGGATACAGTACACAAGACCATGTTTTGTACAGCAACGTAATCAAGAATGCAGCCAAAGGAGGATTGTGTTTGACTGATGTATACAACATAGACTTTAAGAATAATCAAATAGAGTCAACAAACGTGTGTCTGAGAGTAAAAAGCATTACCAACATTGTTACCAATTCAATAACTCTTACAGACAATATTTGTGCTGGCACAATATTGGTGAGTGACACTTCAGGATACGTGGGGCCCAAACCAACGTTCTTGCTACCTGCCAATTCAAAATCTGAATACGTAATTGCTCCTGTAGGGTATGCAGGCCAAGCTGATTTTGTATGTACTGGTGTGAATGACGAGACTACAATTATGAAAGCAATGACTTATCTAGGTACATCCGGTGGAACGATCACCTTGCTTGCTGGTACTTTCAACATCAACAACAACTTGTTCATGTCATCCGATGTTGTGATCAGGGGTCAAGGCGTCGACATCACAGTATTACGGCTGCAAAACAATGCAGCACCTTGGAAAATTGGAACAAAATCCAACGCTGGTTTGCTTCATGGTTATTATATCAATAACATCACTGTTACTCAATTGACGGTAGATGGAAATAGACAAAATCAGCCAGCTGATGAGGCTTACAATTATGGAAAGTATGGCTTTTATTGTGAAGCTTGCAATGATGTTGTATTGGATACCATTAAAATAAAAAGTAATGTGGGATATGGATTCGATCCGCATGGGACGCAAGACACGAACACATTCAGCAACAACTTGTTAATTCAAAATTGCATTAGCGAAGACAATGGCTGGGACGGATATACAATTGACCAAACGACAAATGCGGTATTGCGCAATAATGTTGCTCGAAACAACGGACGTCATGGCATCAATATTGTTACCGGAAGTAATAATGTTCTCATCGAAAACAACATCATTGACAACAACGGGTATTTCTATTACACGGGAGCACTAGGCTGTGGCATTGCATACCAAAATAATGGTAATTTCGGTACGACTGCAATCGTTGCGCAATATAACACTGTCACCGGATCAGCTACGAGCAGTATTTGTGTCAGAAATACAAATGATACCAAGTTTATTTGGAACTATATTACGGGTGTGTCAACATGCATCAAGTATACTAATTCTAGTGTAATTTACCTAGAATCGAATTCTTGCTACAACAAGAAGAAAATCAACATAGTGGCTCCTTATAGCGATGTGACATTGGTTAACCAAACCAATGTCTATTATTCATAATTATCTTGAGAGCAGGGGAGGGTATAATTTGATTTTTGGGTGAGAGTTAGGTTTTGGCCTTGAAGCAAAACCTAAATCCCTTGCAGATTCTGGCAGCAGAGATGGCTACACATATGGCAGAAATGCCAACACCATTCTCCATTGCCGTATGAGTGATTGACTCATACGAGATAGTAACCACGAATGGTTCGTGCCTTTTCCGTATGTGCCACAATGCAAAGTTCCTTGAATGTGTATGGTGTCAACATTATTTTCTCCTTTCGGTTGCCTCCATGAGGCAAAACAATACCCTGCTCCTCCGCTGGGAGGAAAAGGGTATAATTTGTGCCTTCCGTAAAATGCTTCGACACTAAGCGTTTTAGATTATCTTTACGAGTGAATCCTATCCAATGCATAACGTTGTCAAGATCAATCACAAAATCTTTATATTCGTCGTATTCCAGGTAGCACCTGAAATTTGTCAAAAATATCTGCTTCTCCTCTGCAGAGAACTCATCAGCAAGAATGGTAGAAAGCTCCATTATTGTATATCATAATACTTCATTATGCGTAAGTGACATTGATACCTTACCTACCCTAAATCGATTTAATAAACTCCCAGTTGAGTTCGTCACAGATCTTCTTCCATATCATATCTTGTTGATGGAGCTTTTCGCGGCTCTTCAACAAAGAAAAGTATGGAAGATACTCATCCTTGCCAAGCAGTTGAACAAACTTATGCAACACATAACTATAGGACAAAAAGTTCTTTCTATGTCCTGGAGCGTATTTCAGGAATAGAGGTTGGATTTGTTTGAACATGGATCGCAGTTTGTCCTCCAACTCTGGATCAAAGTGTGGAGTAGGCAACCCATTTAATTTATTGATAATGTGTGGAACGTGCTCGTAATATTTATTGATCTTTAACTTTTTCAGTATCTCTTTAACCTTGATGCAAGTGAGCTCAGCCATATTAGTTATCTTTTGTTTTCGAATTTCAAAAAGAATCTGCTCATACACTTCTTCTGGAATATCTGTGGTTTCTTTTCCTTGAATTTGAGAAATCCACTCATTGAAATGATTGATACGCTTATAAGCAAAATAACTGATCTCCTTGGGTGGATCCTTATACGACGGTCGGTCGTGATCAATGATGATATATTCCACGGTATGACATTCATTGCAATATATGAGTCCGTCATTCAACATGATATTTCTGTTGGAGGAATCACAAAAATGACACTTGTCTTTATGTTCCAGTTCCATCGTCTTCACGTAATTTTGTTCGGTACATGCCATGTACCTCTCAAGTAGTGAAGCTCTGTCTGTGGTATCCATCGTCTCAGAACCATCTTTACTTGTTTCGGCACTTTTGTCACTGCTTACCAAATATCTAAGTATGCTATTTTCGACCTTGCCTTTACTTATCAAGATAGACTCTTCTTGTATGGCACCTTTGTCTATTATATCATAGTATTTGAACAAAATGTCACCCGTATTCACCAAGTATTCCACCTCATCCATGCTAGTGTCCATTCCTTGAAGTTGTCTTTCGACAGCAACAATTTCATCTTGCATGTCTATCAGCTGGGATATCAGACTGTCATCAAATTCAGATGCAACTTTCTTGCGCGATAGATCATTGTATGAACTTCTCAACAATAACAGTTGCTGTTGAAGTTCTTCAACAAGCTTTTCTTTATCAGAGAATTGTTGCATTTTCAAGCTATGTTGAACGTCTAACGTTTTCTTGGTTAAGGGTTGTGGTTTGCCATTTTTCAAAGGGTTTGTAATCGAATACATCGATATTCATAAATTTCTCATTTTATTTTCTTCCTTATATAATGAGAATTAACCAAACATATTATCTAAAATCAAACTCACATTTTTGACAAATAAATTATGTGTGTTTGTTAAGAATTTTTTTCTAAACATATAGTATAAAAAGAAATGGGTGGTGGACTAATGCAACTAGTCGCGTGAAATGTGCCAACGCGCGAAACAGTCGACTGCTAGAATGGTTCCATGCACACCATTCTAGGTAAACAGTGAAAGTGTATGGATGTCATCCCATGTTACATCATCCAAGATGACATTATATAATCGGCTAGTGTTGTTGAAAATAATACTCAACAACGCAACACCATTAAATTGCGGGAAACTCCTTAGAGCCTTTGCTACCACTTTATGGAGGTAACTCTATAAAGGACCTCGGTTAATAGCCGATCCCTATGGTAATAATGCAAAGGATTGGACAATCCGCAGCCAAGCATCTCAATTATAAAATTGATTTAAGCATACAAAAAGAGGTAGACACATGGACATTACAGCATCTCTCCTTCAAGTTCAGCGAGATAACATAAAAGAAACTCGTACGTTGGGGAAATTAAGTAAAGAAAAGATCGAAAATATTGTCCGAAAATGTGTTGTCACTGAGTCATCGTGCTGGTTATGGCAAGGGCGGATTGGTGACAACAACAAAGGTCACCAACATGGATTGATATGGTTCAAAGGAAACTGGCGATTTGTACACCGTCTGATGTATCATAACTTTGTAGAAGACGTTCCAGAATATGTAAACAAACATGGAGCTCTACAAGTCAATCATGCATGTACACATCAACATGATGGCAGATGTATCAATCCAGCACACTTATACCTTGGCACTCCAAAAGATAATATGCAAGATGCCTTGAAAGATGGCACTAAGAATAAAACACCAAGTGGAGAGGAAAATTACAATGCTACCGTGAGTAATGATCAAGTGAAACAAGCTTTAGCATTGAAAAACTCTTCATTGACACAAAAAGAAATTGCATCTTTGTTTGGAGTGAACCAAAGCCAGATATCCAGATGGTTTAACAAGAAAACTCGAAGCTTAAATTGATTTAGGGTGTAATAGTTGAGATGAAGGTTCAGAGACTATAATGGGTGGGCTTGAGGGAAATCCCAATTTTCCTATGACAGCTTAATGTATAGTCCAGCCCATGAGGAAACTTATGGGACTTACTGATGGCGCTCAAGATATCTACCTAACCGGTAATCCTCAAATTACTTTCTTCAAGGTCATCTATCGTCGTCACACTAACTTTTCGATGGAATCCATCGAACAAACCTTCAATGGCTCTGCTGATTGGGGCAAGAAGGTGACCTGCACTGTTTCCCGCAACGGTGATCTGATCCACCGTGTATACCTCCGTGTAGAGCTCCCCAAGGTAACCGTTCCCAAGGTTGCTGGTGGTGTTGCCACTGGTTTCCGTTGGCTAAACTGGCTAGGCCACATCCTGATCAAGAACGTTGAAATCGAAATTGGTGGCCAACGCATCGACAAGCACTATGGTGACTGGCTACACATCTGGAACGAACTGACCCAATCCGCTGGCCACCAACTCGGCTATGCCAACATGGTCGGCAACGTTCCTCAACTCACCACTCCTCTCCTGAACTACAGCAACAGCGCTGATGCTGATGTTAACGGCCAGATTCTGTACATTCCCCTAGAGTTCTGGTTCTGCCGCAACCCTGGTCTAGCTCTACCCTTGATTGCTCTGCAATACCACGAAGTCAAGATCAACCTTGAACTCCGTGAAGCCAAGGATTGCTTCTGGGCCGGTACCTCAAGCGACAGCGGTGCCAACTGGACCACCAACCTGGGTGCCGTCAGCGTTGGTTCCCTAGCATCATGCTCGCTGTTCGTTGACTACATCTACCTAGATACCGATGAGCGCCGCCGCTTTGCTCAAGTATCTCACGAGTACCTGATTGAGCAGCTGCAATTCACCGGTGACGAGTCCACCAGCAACACCAACAACAAGGTCAAACTCAACTTCAACCACCCTTGCAAGGAGCTGATCTGGGTTGTGCAACGTGATGAGAACGTCACCGACCAAACTGGCTCGGTTGCCGCTGCCAGCCATGCCCTTGGCAAGCAATGGTTCAACTACACCGACAAGCTGGACCTCACCTACAACAGCTCTGGTGTCTGGACCGGCTCCAACGCCGCCCTGGTTGCTCCTGGCGACCGCGAGGCTGGCTCCATGCCCGGTGTGGCTGCTGGTGGTGCTAACAATGTGTTCGTGCCCGTTTCCTTCGAAGACGGCAAGAACCCTGTCAGCCTTGCCAAGCTACAACTCAACGGCCACGACCGCTTCTCCGAACGCGATGGCCGCTACTTCAACCTGGTGCAACCCTACCAACACCACGAGAACGTGCCATCTGCCGGTATCAACGTGTACTCCTTCGGCCTCAAGCCTGAGGAACACCAACCCTCTGGCACCTGCAACATGTCTCGCATTGATAACGCCACTCTACAGCTAACTCTGACCAGCGATGCTGTTGGTGGCACCACCAAGACCGTCAAGATCCGCGTGTATGCCGTTAACTACAACGTGCTACGCATCATGTCGGGCATGGGCGGCCTTAGCGGAAAAGTTTACATCGAACTTTTCGATCAGGGCCAAAAAGCAATGGGCCAACGTTGTTGGGAAAACCCACTTGCTAGTGTTTGCTTTAACAATCTTTGCATGGTATGTTAAAGCAGATGCGACACACCTTGTTGATCGGGGAACCCCTTAGAGCCTTTCACACCAAGGTTGATATCGAAAGAGTCAACTGGCCGAGAATAAAACCTCGGGTATGGTAATAGTTGAAAGGATTGGGCAATCCGCATGCTTACTACCTAAAAGCGTTATGTCAAGCTCATGGTAGGGCGTCAGAGACTGAACGGGTGTGGGTCGATAATGAAGGTCTAGACAACCTAAATCGGCTTAAGATACAGTCCATCCCTCTAGGGAAACTTAGAGGTATAAGAGTGCCTACAGCAACTAAACGTGTACCGTTTACATTTGGTACAATCGTTATAATCACATGCAACGGTTTTAAAGAAATTTGATTGACTCTTTTTTATAGAGTGTCACAACAATGACATATACCATCATAAAGAAAGAACAGCTTACCAAAGTGAAAGGAAAAGAAGAGACAAAATGCAAATATCACATCGATGTGAACGGTACTGCTTGCATGGCTATCGGGTGGCCATCCTTGGCATATCCGATTGTTTACGATGCTGAAATTGACCATGATCTTTCACAACACAACTGGTATGTTATGAAATCCGGTTACGCACACAACCACAACATTTCCATGCATCAACAAGTATATCAACTACATGGTATCACCAATGAAGAGAAACGTACCATAGACCATATCAATGGATACAAGTTGGACAACCGTAAACTCAACCTACGCTTGGCTACACAGAGTGAACAAAATGCAAACCGACCAACAAGGTCCGACAAAGTGGAGCCATGTCAAGAACTGAAAGAAGCAGGTTTGACTGAGCTTCCACGTTATGTCCGATGGGATAGAACAGAACAAAAGTTTATTATCGACAAACACCCGTACCTATTGAAGAAGGTAGAGGACGGCTTGTGCAAGAAGCCATTCATGAGCGGAAGTAAATCGAAAACCCTTAGTATCACACAGAAGTATCAAGACATATTGGCTCGGCTTCAAGAGTTGGACTCGCACATAATGAACCCAGAACAAGTCGAGTTCAACAGGACAAAGGAACAACTTACCAAGGAGTATGAAGCGATATGCAGATGTATCAAAGTATACGAAGGCATTGCCATCGATGACGTCGAAACCGACAACATACAACAAGCACAAGACATTACACCTGAAAGACGCACCGAAAAGGGAAAGAAAACGCTAACCAAACTACCGCCGGATTGTGGCGTGAATCATGCAGATATTCCCAAGTATTGTTATTACAAAGAAGCATCCGAAACACGAGGTGATAAATTTATCATCGATAAACATCCTGCTTTACTGGCACAAGGCAAGCGCCAATGGAGCACAACTGAGAAATCATCAGCGACAACTCGTGAAAAGTTCGACCTGCTTATGGCCAAGTACACTGAACTTGAAACTTTGAACAATGCGTGACGATGTTTTTTTTGCTCCTCCACAAGGAAAAGCGAAATCAATGTCAAGGTAAACTTCAACCACATAATAAGAGTTTCAATTGAAAATTATATAAGCATAATGTTTCATAAAGTGTTATGATGGCAGACAATATTGTAGAACAAATCGATGAGGAGCTCGTGAAAAAGCTGATGAATGGGTTTGACACTGACGAGCAAAAGATGTTTGTAAGGCATTTCCAACTGTATTTACAATACGGAAATCAAACAAATCAGTTTGTTATAGATCTGGATGATATTTGGGCCCATGTTGGCTTTAGTACAAAGGGCACTGCTAAAAGGCATCTTCTTAAATATTATAAACAAGATACTGATTTTACAGTCATTAACTCGCTGGCAAAGCGAGATGTAATGCATCATGGTGGTCAAAATAAGGAGCGTGTTATGATGAATGTTGACACATTCAAGGCCTTCTGCATGACGGCAAACACTGAAAAAGGGAGACAAACACGTCAATATTACTCCAAAATGGAGACTATATTCTTTCAATACATGGAAGCCAAGAACAAAGATATCATCCAAAGGTTGCAGATGGAACACAAGCTAAGGCTTGCAAGAGAACGCCATGACAACCTCAAAGAAGCACACAAAGACACTCCTTGTGTGTACTTGTTTAAGATATCTGAAACCGACGATGATAATTTTATCGTCAAATTGGGGGAAACAGATGACATAGAACAAAGAATAGCATCCCTGCGACAAGAATACAAAGACTGTACGTTGCTAGACGTCTTTCCATGCACCCGCCCACACAAGTTTGAGCAATATCTTCTCAATAGACCAGACATAAAATCAAACAGAGTCGTAGGAACTGAACTCATTGAGATATCTGTAAACTTTACATACAAAACCTTGACAACTATCATCGATAAGCATGTAGACTATTTTGACAACACGCCTTTTCATGAAAAGCTCGAACTCGCACGCATGAAATACCTCGATACGGCCAGCAAGGAGAGGCTACAACTTATGCAAATGATTAACACAACCGACGATCATGTGACCAAGCAAAAACTCACCGAAATGCTTATACAACTGTCAGATAATCATGCGAATGCGCCATCTGATTGTGTTCAAGAGACTATTGAAGAGTCGGTCGAAAAACAAACAAACAGAAAAGTCTACCAGTATAGTCCATCTGACTTGAGTATACCAATTGGTGTGTACAACACTTTGAAAGATGCTGCAAGATCGTTGTGCAACTCGAAAATTCATGACTACCATGTGCGGTCTGCTTGTTACGACAACACAATACTATGCAATTACAGGTGGTACTTGGTAGATGGAGATGTGCAACTCCCTGCTTGCATTCCTCAAACAACAGAACAACAAGAGGTTCAGCAACGGAGGCATGGTCTCGTTGCTCAACTTAACAAAGAAAAGAATAGAATAATCAACGTGTATCCCACACAGAATGAAGCGGCATCATCTGCAGAATTAGCAGCATGTACAATCACAATAGCTATCTCTAAACAAATAATGGCTGGCGGTTACTATTGGATCATGTATGAAGATTGTGATGATATCCTCAAGTCGTCATTTAAAGAAGATTTACCGACCTCACGGCTTCCATCAACTAGTTCCAAGATGGTTGAGCGTATCGATCCCGACAGTGACAGCGTTCTTGAAACATTTAAATGCATACAAGATGTATGCTCTAAATACAAAACCAGCCATAAAACCGTTCACAAAGTCAGCAAGTCGGGAGACATTTACAAAGGTTTTAAGTGGCGTGTTATTGACTGTCAAACATCATAAACCCGACACTCATCTGCATCCGGCACAACCTCACAATATTCTTCAAGAGGATCTCGCTGCTTTTCCTTCTCACGCAAGTCCGCAATGGCTGAAAGGACCTCTTCCATCTCAAAGTAATCGGCGGTCGACTTCTTGGGTAAATGCTGTATAGTATCCAACTTCCTTCTGAGGAACACTAGCTTTTCAGCGGGTGATGCTGGAGTCCTAGGTTTCTGTGGCAGTGAATGGCAGACGAATCGTTTACACAATAAAGATAGTGGCATGTTTTATTTCATTAGAGATTTTGTTACAGTCTTTCTAGTTGTTTAAATATGTTCACCTTTTCAAAAAATTGAAGGTCGAATTGTGTATTTCATCCTCATATCTGTAGTCATGGCACCTCTGAAGAAACTTCCATATGCTGAACGCATGCAGAAAAAAGAAAATGAGGAGATCAAAAGGAGGCTACAAGTGATTCATGAAGATCTTTCCAAGGTTTACAAAGCCCTGCTGAAATCTGAAACAGATGCACTAGATACTTGGCGGTGGGCTGCACTCGAAAGTTTTAGAGTGCTTCAAAGGGACTTTCCGCAATCCAACAAGGATGTTCAGTATGAAAAGGCAAGGGCTCTTGCAATCGCACGCGAGGCGCAAGCCGCTATTAATTTCACATCATGATTGTGGCACTTTGCGATTGAACTTGACATTCAATCCACAATAGTTGACATAATCCTCCAAATTCATAACGGACATACTTTTGTTGCATTTTCCACAAAGTGGTATCAAGTTGTTTGGGTGGTTGGATCCACCATTTTTCACTGACTGTATGTGCCCACATTCAAAGTCATCCAAACTAATCGTATTTGTACATAATGGACATTCATGGTCAATAGACTGAAAGTAATTCCTCCATACAACCCCTCTTACCTGCTTTGGTATCGCTTTTCTTCCTACAGCAGACGGAAGCGTCCAAGAAGGAAGTTGTGGCTTGGTAGTTTTGTAATATCCCACTCCATTATCACCAAACTTGTACTCATATCCTTCACGTGGTCCTTGAAAGATAGAACAAGGGACGAAATCTTCGTTATCTATCGTAACAGTCATATCTACAGACATTTTAGATACCTCACGATCATCGCAATGGTCTGGTTTGTGTTTCTTTCGTTCTTGCTTCCAAAAGAAAAATTTGTCATGCCACGTACTCTCGTCTCCTTTTGTGGCTCTTGTAAAGCCAAAATTGACGTGCTGCTTGATTTCCTCGCTTTTGAAACACATTTCTATGAACTCCTTGATCCATTTCTCATTTTTCAACCAATTGTACTCTTTATCGTTTGAGATATACAGTGGTTTACATCCAAGTTTTTCAGCCTTGTCTTTGCATTTCTTTGTGTTTGAGTTGTCTAGATTTGAAAGATACTTGTCATTCACATACAACATGTAGTTGTATATCAGCTCCCCTTTGCCAAGCTGCCTTTCGATTCCACAATTGTTCATATAATACATCATGTTATGTTCGTTGATATTTGGTCTATGAGGTGATTGCGCACTGGAGATATACCCTTTAAATGTTTCCTGAAATTTCCTTCGAAACTCTTCTAGGATGATTAACTTTGGGGTATTGTTTGCATTTCTTATTACATGTTCGGGAACTGGAACTGACTTGTTTATTGTGATGAAAGTTTCAATCATCTCTTCTTTATTACCGCACTCCACTATATTCATGCCAATCTGATACTGCGGACATAAAGCAACAAGTGACTTTATGGCTTCTAGCCGGTGTAATCCATCTATAACATAAAACCTTTCATCCAATTCAGCTACAGTGATGTCACCTACAAAAAGCAATGTTTTGGTCAAATCGAAATACTCTTTCTGGAACTGTATTATTTCGGCAACACGTTCATAGTCGATCAAACGTTGTATATCTGGTCTAAACAACTCACATTCGACAAGACTTTGCAGTGAGACCCGTACCTTGTACTGTCGGGTATCTATGTATCCTAGAAGTTCAAAATCATCGACACTAGTACATGCCATTAATAGGTTTTATGTAGTAAGGTATAAAGTCTTAAGTCATTTTCTGCATAGAGTATATAGGAATGGTGAATTGGGTACCGAATTTCCAGAAGTTAAGACCATATTTACCGAAAGTGGTGTATGCGTTTGTGGGCATAATATTTGCTGTATCTGTTGTACTAGCAATTGATGCCTTCCAGTACTTGAAGAGAAATAGACTAGCTGTTGGAAGCATATATCACTATATAGTTTCGTATTGGGAAGTTTTTTGGTTGAAATTCTTCGACGTTCACTGGTTAGCAAACAAGGATATTGTCTTGGATGTTACGCCAGAATTAGGATTGTATTGTTCAAGGTTGAATCAGCAATACAGCTACTTGCAAGTTTACTGCTATGTTCCGCAACCGGATGATATGCTATATCAGAACCTCACAAATATGAATAATAATGACTACAACTTGATACAAGATATGCAATCAGTGGTACATATACCTTTTGATCTAGTAAAAATTGACCTTAGATACCATAAAAGCCTTACAAATGTACCAAGGGCAATATTTGAAAATGCCAAGTCGGTTGTGGTTGCTAACTATAGCGGTAAGACTATGGATGTAATAAAGTATTTGAAGGGTTTTGGCTTTGACATGAATTACAGACATTCCGCCCGTCAAGGCATTGAAATATGTTATGGCAAAAAGGTATATAAAAGTCATTGATAATAATCAAAACAATGAAAAGTTTATTGCAACACAGACAGGTTCGATCTAAATGCTACCGTGATAGGGTTGATTATGATACTAGCAATAAAGTCTTTTATGTATACTATCTCGGACGATATCTCAACACCCCCATGTATCATTATGGAGAGTGTCTCGACATATCGACTGTAGAGTTTCAACTCAGAAAGGTATTGCCATGCTATGAAAAAAGAATCTTCATACCAGTCGATCATCATGTTAACGGTAAAGAGCAATTTGACAAGTTTGTATCTAAAAATGATTTAAGATGCCAATTGCCATTGGAAGGCATAGAACTTCTTGACACAATCACTACCTCTGACCAATATCCATGGGAAGTAATCGAAAACGAACTTTACAATATATATCAGATAGTTGAAGTTTAAAATTACATCCAAGTTCTAAACATGTCGAATTCTCAATTATAGATGGAGACAACTATATATACTGAACCGCTACCTAATATTCCTATCATTGAACCAGCAAATCCGCCAAATGATGGCGAAGAAATCATTGGTTACGAACTTTTGTATGCAAACAAAAAATGGTTTACACGTGCATCCCCACGGAGGATGAACACAGCTGGATGGGTATCCGTAGTTCTATTGTTTATATTCTTTTGGCCTGCTACATGCCTCCCATGCTTCACAACATGTTCTTACAACGAATGTCAACGTCCTGTTTATGGATTCAGGCTGAAGGATATTGAAGAACAAACACTACCACTTGAAAAAGCCCCGTCACAAATTGAGGGACCAAAAGCAACTGATTGTTTGGATGCTACTTCTACAAATGAGCAACAATTAAACAGTTCAAAAAAAAATCTTGATGAATTACAACAAGAATGAAAGTTCATGTCGACGACTTGCATCCAACTCAGATTTGTGTTGGCTTTCAACAAGTGGATTGTAAAGCCAAGAAAATGGAGGATATGAGCGACTCAAAACTCACAGATTACCTTAAAGATCACCCAGTACCTGTTATTAAGGGGTATGACAATAAGTTATTCCTTATCGATCACCATCATCTATGCTTAGCAGCAATGCACATTGGTATCGAAAAGGTTTACGTTGACGTACTGAAGGATTGGTCTTACCTGTCATACAGAGATTTCTGGGAAAAGATGAATGAGGAAAAGTATGTGTGGTTGTATGATGAAAATGGTCATGAAATTATATTAGATGAGTTTCCATTGCTTCTTGCACCTACAGTCAAAGGGCTGAAAGATGATCCTTATAGAAGCTTGGCTGGTATCGTGCGCAAGGCAGGTGGGTTTACTAAGGACTATGCACCGTTTGCAGAATTTCATTGGGCAAACTTTTTCAGGGGAAGAAAACTTCTCAAAAATGACAAACCTCCCCTCGATGCTGCCGACGAAGCAATGAAACTCTGCAAATCCCCTCTTGCATCTCATCTTCCTGGGTACGTTCAATAAACACCTATTTTATTCTTTCTTAGAACATATATTAAACGTCATATGTTTGTACACCAAGATTGGGAAACTGTGGTGTTACGAAAGTCAAAACCAGTCCAAAAGGAGACGGTGAATAAAAATGATGCCAAGATCACGGTGTCCCAGATTGTAAACAAACCTGCATGGAAAATTGAACAACAAGTTGATGGTGATTCTGGAAAACCACTACAGTTTGTGTCAAAAGAGGATGCTCGAAAAATTGTAGATGGTCGCGTAGGTCTGAAGTTGTCTCAAAAAGACTTGGCTTGCAAACTCAATATGCCTCTCAAAGACATCCAAGACATCGAGTCGTGTAAAGCAGTTGAAAACAAACTTGTGTTGGCCAAAATCAAGAGAGCACTCAATATATTTACAAAATAGTTTTTTTTGTCACCATATGTTAACAATGACAGGCGTTGGTTTGGTACCATATGGTATACATCATCTAGGAAATGGATATGCTATGCATATCCAAAAAAACAAGGATACTCATGTACTTTTAACAAACAGACTTGGACATACATTCAAAGTAATGAAACGAAAGGTGACTTCTCAGTCCCAAAAACGATTTCAAAAAGATTTTGATCATATAATGCGACTAACACAAGACAAAATATTGAACCGTGCTGTCCTCACTTATTTGAAAGGGGGTTCTTTCATAGATAGAAAGTGGACTTTTGATTCAGTAGAAAAAAAACCTATCATCGAAGACGATCCAATTCGTGAAGAAGCCATCACTATTGTGAATAATGTTGGATACTCCAAAAAACGAGACATTGTTGTACATACAATCAATTCACTAATATCCCTAAATGAGACGATAAAAGGATCCAAAGATATCAAAGACGTGATGCTGTACCTTATCGTATCTAGCAATGATACGATGATGAGATGGGATTTTACAATGTCAAACTCGGGCTACACATCATCTCGAACTGTTGTATTACATCAAGTGAAACGTTCCAGTGTATTACATCAAGTGAACGTTTTCAATGACAATATCCTTAGTTTGAGGAAGAACATTCGTAAAAGTGAAGTAGAGGTTAACAAAATCAATGTTAAAAAGCCAAACTATTCAGAGTATGAAATAGTTTTGTATGATCAGATAGAAGAGATGTATGTGGCTATCTCAGATCTTAAAAATAAGATTTGTGAAATCAAACATGGTCAATGTGTATGCTTTTCGGACGCATCAAGTGGACCTTGCAAGCTATACGATGTTTAGTTTTGAGGACTATAAAGAAAGTACTTTGGTAATTTTTCGAATGTGATTTCCTCTTTTGGTTGTTTATCAAGCAAACGCTTTGTATTTTTGTCTAGTGTGTCCATATACTTTTTCAACAAAGTTTCAAACATGGAAAAAGGGGTGATTTTCGTGACCCAATACCCTGTAAAATTACCTTGCGAATCTTTCAAGTTGATTCGTTTGTATCGCAGCCTCAATTTTTCAAGTTTGTCTACGAATTTGTAATGGTCGTAATCAGCAAGATTGTCTATCCAGAAACTTTCGTCTTCTAAGAAAGACTTGACGGGTAGCGGAACTTTTGTTTGAGATAAAAGAACAAGCTTTTTGATCTTTTTCAGATCCTTTTTGGTGAGTATGCGATTGGTAAAAGGGTTTAGGGGATAGGCAGGTGCTGGATTGTTCATATTACTACTGTTAAGCTTATTGTTCATGTATTCCAAAATGTAATCTAAACCAAAGCAATAGTTTCCTGAGAGCTTGAGTATTTGTGTGTCTTTGAAATCACACCATGTATTTGCATCATAATTATTAGTGTACAAATATAAATCATCTTTGTTTACACATGTTTCTGTGAAACGCTTACATTTATATTTTAGATGTTCGCTATTGTTTTTGAATAAAGATGATTGCTTGAACTCTGTCGGTGTTGTCAAGATATCAGTTAGATAGATTGTCCCCGTATCTCTAATCTCATGCGAATTCACTTGTCTAAAATAAAGTCTATTATCGACAACCTTGGTGAATATCACCTTACCCTTTGCAATATCGTAAACAATACCATTTTCTTTTTCCAATTTCATAAACCAAAATATGAAAATCTGCAACAGCAAGGAACCTGCCTTGTGTATACATACAGTGCCTTGATTACACGAGTTGATTATAGATTTAACAGTGTCGTTTGTTTTTGGATGTTTTAGTCCGTAAATTATTCTCTTGGACGTCGGGACTTGTTCAAGGAGTTCGTTGAACTTAACGAGAGAGTTGAGACTAAGGTTGAAAGACTCGGATTGTTTTGAAAAACTACCATAATTGTCGAATATAACTAGCCCTGCCAACTTGCATAAATGATACAACTGATCAATGTGATTGTATAGAATGGTCAGATCTTTCGTGTTTACGTTTGAGAGTTTTGAAACAGCTTTTTGCACCTTGTTGAACAAGTTTGGGTGGGTCAGCAAGACCTCTTTATCCTTTTGCATGTCAAACAAAGTAGTACTCTGGTTATGAGGATTGATGTTTTTAAAGGTGTCGGAAGAAAGCAATGCCTCAATTTCTTCGATCGAAAAGCAGTATCCGTTAGACAACTTGATAAAATCATTTTTACCTATGTCATTGACCTTTGTCATCATCAAAAATGTCGAATCATTTTTGCATTCTAGGTTGGTTGACTTTGGTGGTGAAACCGTTTGATGTGTTTGTGGGGAAGATACAATTATTTTTTGCTTGACCAACGTTTTATATGTTTGCCCCTTTTTAGAAATACACCGTTTAGTAAGAGGGTTATAAGCTTGATCTGCCTTGCATGTCTTTTTAAACTTGCTGACTTTGTCTTGATCCTCTTTGGAAAACAATGATAAATCAATTTTCTTGAAGGCAGCCCCGTTTATTTTGATACAACGCTTGGTGTGTGGATTGATAACCTCGTCTGCATTGCAATGTTTCATTTCTTTAAATTGACAAATTAATTGGGTTTAACACATGTCTTTCCATACACGGTGCACTTTACTGATTTGCATGTTGGTTGTCCTTTATACTCTCCTTGTACATTTGGTTTTTGTTTGGGATCACATATCAATGTACCATCAGCAGCATATGCAAGCTTACATTGTTCGTTAGGCATTTAATTAACATTCACATTTTAATTGGAATATAAAAATTGATGTTATCATTACAAATGTATCATGACAAATCAATATTCAATAAATGCTCAAGTGGTGTGTTCGATTGTGTATGCGAGGTATCGCAAAAAGCAAAAATGATGAGCATCACGACGAATATGACTTTGATAATTCAAGCCCTGAAGAGGAGTGTTGGATATGTTATCATCCAGGCAAACTAGAGACGATGTGTCGTTGTCAACAACGCAAAGCACACAAAGCATGTCTTGCTAGATGGCAGTTTACCAATATTGGCAATCATGAAGAAAAGGTTTGTAGGTTCTGTAACGAGCCATACACATATACATGGAAGGAAAATTGTTTTGACTCGTTTGTGATGAAACGAATCAAGGATGTCAAGCCTGTCCTGTATGTTACATATGGAAGTCGAAGGAAACGAATAGTAGTGTCCTCGACCGGGGGAATAGAGGCATACAATGAAATATTATCCCACTTCATTGCTAAAAATGAATATTGTTTCAATATACAGTTCACAATCCAGATACATGGATGCAAAACTATCGCGTTAGATTCTTCATCCGTTACTAATGATGTGATGGACCATATAATATATCTGGCAAAGTTAGCATGTTACAAGCGGTCTAAAACTAAGAATAATATAAACGTTGCTCCCTGATTTATGTACTTTAAGTACAAGTACTGTTAAAACCATATAAAGATAACTCAAGTATATCATTTGATAAGACGGGTATCTAATATATTATTTTTATTTGTTTGCTGGCGCCTGTAGCTTAATTGGATGAAGCGTGTCACTTCTAATGACGAGATTGTGGGTTCGAGTCCCATCAGGCGCGCCAACAAACTTTGATATATACAATCTACTTGTAAAGTCCATCATGTTCTTTATGACTCCTTCATAAGTCAGTGGGTTTATCCAATTCCCATAACACGAAAAAATCACACAACAATCATACAAATATTTAATAGTATTTCAACGTCTTTGCTAAGTATCCGCCGGAAATGTCGCCCCCATACTGAAGAACAGCCTCCCTCTCTGCGTCATAAGATTTGGCGGGTTGAGCCATCCATGCACACTTCTCACCACAGCGTTGTATCATATCTTTTTCACAATCAAAACATTTCGATTTATGGTCCAGGTATGATGTATATTTCTCGCGGATGTCAAATGCAACCTTGGCAATTAACAGTACAACTATGCAAATGAAAACAATAACAGTAACCTGATTCATTATATTTTATAATGTATATTTTATTCATGGGCAAGAACATGAACATGAATCACAACAATCCTGACATTCTAAAGAAGGTGATGGAGAATTGGGAGCCTCGGGATTAGGAGGCTGATCGGGATTAGGAGGAAGATGTGGACTATCAGGAGATGAAACGGTTTCACTTTCAAACGATTTATCAAGCATGATGCACGAAGGGCAACATGCATGCCCTGGATCGTTGTATATTGCAAACTTACATAAACCACTTCTTGGTTCTACGCAATACTGCTCAATTGTATTACATGGTGGTTGTAAAGTTAAACAAAACTCAGTATTGACAGCTTTACTTCCAGGAATACGCAATGTTGTTAAAATTAGTTCTGAATGGTCATCATCCTTCTCAAAGTAGATACCTCCCCCTTTTTTGGTTCCATTCACTGTGACAGACACAACACTACGCTCACATGTTGCAGAAGTTGCAAGCTTAATCTTATGAAGAAGGCTTTCAAACCCTTCACAACAATTCAAGTTGGTAGAATCAAAACAGCTCTTGGATGTTACCTTGAAACATGCAATGTTTCTGTTTTGGGGAGCTGGGGTTTGAGACACCCAACTAATGTCAAATGGTGTTGCCTCACAAGAGTGAGAGTAACATCGGCCTGTTGGGAAAGTGGCATGTACACTGCTACATGCCAGTGATAACAATACAACAGAAAATACTCCAAACATGTAATTAATACATAATTGTATTTGCCATACCTTTATATCATTTTATATGTTTCAACATGTCGACGTTTTCATACAAACGTCTCACAAGGTATGGCATAGACTCTCGTAAAGACCCGTAAGGTACATACTTACATGTTTTATAACCTTTCTTTTGCAGAGCTTCAGTTAAAACATCTGCCATCCCTAAGAGCTGGGCAAAATATAGGCGAGATCGTACATCATCATCTTGAGCTAGCTCCATAGCAGCTTCGACAGAACACCTATTATGCGAGGCCACCATCACCCTCACTGTATTGTTGCATCTCATGTAAGCAATTAACTTCTTGACAGCCTTGTCATACATTAAATCAACTTCATGTTTTGAAGAAAGAATTATGTTACGTTTAACCTCATCTTGCAAGTAAGCACCTCTCACAATTTTAAACTTGCACACACTACCATCATTAATATCATTTATGAGTCTTGCAAGGGCATCTTTGCGATACATCTGATATGTTTTGTACACGTCGATCCCATCACGCTTTAAACCACTTATGCACTTATCTTCGAAGAATGTATGTGTCGAGAGTTCTGCATCAAAGACAACATCTATATTATTTGATTTCGCTTTCTCTGCTATGGCCCGCATCATAGCATAATTCTTGCATTCAAATGCAAAGGTAGAAGCTTTCAATGCAAAAAAAGTCGGTTTCTTACTAGATGACACCACATCCAAGTCTTCCATGATGCGCTCATAATCTTTCCTCACTTGCTTTGTAGTTGTATTCCCTTCTTTCGCCATGTCAAGTATTGGAATCCATCTGTGTTTCATTGCGGTATTAATCGCACATTCAATGTTACGACCTCCAATAAACCTGCTGTAAAATGGTAAATGCATTTTACTAAAGTAACTGATTATAATTTTAAGCAATGTTTAGTCACTTAAAAATGCAATGCATTGGTTATCACATAATTTTGTTCTGGGTTATAATTATCTAATGTATAGACGCTTAAATGTATCAGCAAAGCTCAAACCCTACAAGGTGCAAGAAATGGTGTTCTCATGCATGAGAAGTAAAGTAGCCTATGACTCACCGCTGCAAATCAAAGACGTGTTTAGAGCCAATGGTAATCGCGATTTCCTTAGTTGTAAACTCATGAACTGCAACATTGATATACGTAGCAAGATTGAAAAACTTGTTGATGATATCATTGTTGACATGGACAATCAGCCAATATTTTATGATGGCAGTTTGAATAAGACCAATAAAAGAGACTCCCAAGGATACACAATATGGAAGAAAAATACAATCTATGTGACATTCAGAGGCACAAAGGATCTCAATGACATCATCGACGTTATAGACATTAGACCCAAAAAGCTAATGAAAGATATCACCATGCATACGGGGTTTGCTGAACAGTTCTTTTCGATCGAACCTTCTATCACGGAAGACATGAAAAAAATAATTGCAGAGTACCCAATTGAACGTATCATATTTTGCGGACACAGCATGGGAGGTTCTATTGCTACAATTGCGGCAGCATATTATGCAAGTTTGTTTGATGATATTCATATTACCTGTCATACATTTGGATCCCCATCTGTCGGAAATGAATCTTTTGTCAATTGGTTCAAAGGCGGTGTTGATGAAAGCACACGTCTAGAAATTGAAGAAGACATTGTGCCGCGGATACCGATCAACAAAGACTTTAAGCATGTGCCTAATGGGGTAAAATTGAAGAGAAACGGCAACGTCGACAACAGATTCGAAGTTCAATACACTACATATGCTGATCTCATATCAAAACTTATTAGAAAGGACGATTTTGCACATATAACAATAAACCACTCTTGTGAAAAGTACATAGAGCGATTATTATCAATCAACTATGTCAGGAAACTACCCAACATTGAAAAGGAAACACTTCCCGACATAATCAATGAATAATTTGTTCATCGAAGAAACTTTGACGCGTTTCCTCTCAAACAGCGACCAAGTCTACCATATTGTACAGTCGGATCTATTCTGAACTTGTTTGATTGTTGGTTGAACATTGCAAGTTTCTGCTTGAACTCATCAACACCTTCATCACGGTAAATGTCTCCCATTGCAAGAGGGATGTCATGTACCTTGATGTCATGTTGCAGTGCTTGAATGTATAACACACGGCAAGGATTTACTTTGGCTAGTCCGTTATCAAATGGATTGTGTATGAGGTGATGTATATTGTTCCAAGCTTCTGCAATATTGTCCATGCACGTGCTGCTGCCGTAGAAAAACACATCATAAATACGATTGGGCTCGTATATGTTTGGAGGATTGAGGTGATACAGTAGCTTATCTAGCCCATTATTTGGCTTTATGGATACTAATGGAAACAAATACTCATCTGGTATGCTTTCTATCATGCACATATCTCCACGGAATTTGATTACAATGTCGTATTTAAAGTCATTGCGATGTTCATACTCACATTTCAACCTGTTTGCATCCCATAACTTGTATAACTGAGGAAATGTTGTCAACGGACACAGGTTTTTGTTGTTATTGTTAAAAAAACCCTTTCGATACAATGTTTTGCTAGATTCATCGAGCATGTCGAACCATGCATCGTGGTTTTCTATGTTGATGCCTTTGACATTGCCGTACGTTTGCATTATTTCGCTTTCCGAAACTTTTGTACTCGCATACCCCTTACTTGTATAGTGCCCGTGATTGAAGGAAAACCCTTGCTTATCCCAACATGAAACGAATACATCACAATTCATTCTTTCAAACAAGTTCTTGTTGTTATACGTTGTGATTACTGGATCCGTGTAGTTTCTCAATTCTCCTACAATCAAAACAGCTACTCTTGGTATTTTTGTCAACTTGTCAAACGAAAACGATCTGTTATTCAAACTAAACAAAGGAAATGTTGGTGGTAATTTGCATTCACATACATACCTATGAAGTAAAACATTAAGAATTGATTGTTCTTGAACATTCCATCCAAAATCCGGATGTTGCTGCTTGCGTGTCTCGAAATCAATCAACCTATCGTCCATACATCCTTTTAGCCAATCTTCCATTAGTTTCAAGGACAACTTGCTCTTTCGACAAATCACAATTGATGTGTTATACCCAAACGCTTCAGTGTAATTGCTTGTATACTCCCCAAGAGCTTCGAATATTTCCCTTTTAACGTTTTTCTTCATTTTCAAAGTTGGATAGTTCTCAACTGGAACAAACACATCTGTCCCATTAGCAGCCAACACATACTCAACTAATTCTCTAGTTTTTTCTACTTCATCAAGTATGTTTGGATACTTGACAACATTTCCATCCCTGTAGAAAACTATATCCCCTTCCGCACACTCTTTCAGCGACTGAAGTATTATGTATGGCTTCCATTTCAAAAATCCAATTTGATGTACACCTGGATTGTATGGATTCCCGTTTGTATATTTCTGCACGTATGTCGAAGTTTTCTCGTTTCCCGCTAATTCACTTGGAGTATAAAGCCTCACACTATCAACGTAAGGACCGATTCTCTTTTCATACAGTCTAATAGTGTTCGTCATGTTCAAACACGAATCTAGAGGTGGACCTTGAGTGTAAAATGATACAAAGTGTATTTTTGCATACTCGGTATCCTCGATTCGTACATCACTTATTTCGACGTGAACACATGGTTTGTTAAACAATAAATGAACGTTGTTCACATCCGTTCTTTTGATTACAACATTTTCTTTGACACTTAGTATGCTCTTGCTTTCGACACTAAACTTCTTGACAATTTCATTACACACAAGACAAAAATGTACGCTTTGACCTAGAGATTTTATAGTAAATTGCAAGCAAACTTGGGTAACATCTGTCCTATTAACCGGAATATACACAATTTCTTCTACATCAGGTGGTTTGAAAAGTACAAAACTGTGCTTTTGTGTATTTTGCAGACAAGTCTGTCCATGCTTAAAACACACGTAAGGTATTTCATTATTGCTTTCGATGCTTAGCACGTCACGACTGAGTTGAAGTTCCCTATTGAATACACATAATGGTCTTTCCTTTGCAATTTCAAACGCGCCTGTGTAGATCATATTAAGTTTGTTTGGAATTTTGGATTTCAAAACACTATATATGCGATGGTGTCCCAAATCTACCTCATTATCAGCTAGGTCTTTGATAACATTTTTCACAAGGTTTATATAAGTTCCCTTCATTATCAATAATGTATCATCATTGTATATGATCGTTTTGTCTTTCCCAGAAGCCTCACACAAAAAGTTGATTTTGTCTCTGTTATAGGGTATGACATCGATAGAATCTTTGTAACTCACATCAAATCGAGCAAGCACAATCAAGTCGTAATTTGATGGTACAAGACTCATGACATCATACATCATATCCAAAACGTAAGTGGAAGACGGTCTATGTAATTTCCATTCAGGTTGTATTGATATTTTGATCGGTTCAAGTTCATGAGACAATATGTGTAACAAATCATGCTCATATGTGGAATAATATACATCTACATCATGGTCTCTCTTTAGAGGGTTCAATAACATACGTTTTACATTCTCAATATTATCTCTAAAGTCTATGTGATATCTTTCTTTGCTCCAATGTGTATACTGGCCAACATAACTTATCCCTCTAAACAATACAGCAACCTTCATTATGTTTTATAAGATAATATGATTATACTTAACTAAACTCATAAAAAACCAAGGCAATTGAAGTTCTTTCCACCTAGATATTTTATGTACTTGCTTTTACTCATATCTCCAAGAAGTTCTCCTCTTGCTATTGTATACAAATCGTTGTCTTGTTTGTCACTATTGGAATCTATGTACCCGTCAAACATTATGTGTATTTGATCGGATGTCATGTGTTTTTCCAAATATGGCTTGATGAAATGCATGTTGCTCTTAATCGGACATTCGTTCAATGCTTTTAGGAAAGCACCCACGTGCTTGGAACTTAGAACAAATACACAATCACCGACACGTCCATCTTTTGTTTGTTCATACCAAGTCAAATTAAACTTTTCATGTTTGAACGGCACCATATCAATTGATGTTTTTAGCTTGATATCAAATCTCGTGATAATGATCAAGTCATAACCATCATCAAGTATCTCAAGACCCTTACACAAAGTTTGTACTTGGGTTGCATTACTATCAACAAATATACATCCTTTTATGGGTCCGAAATCATTGACGACACTATCCTCAATCTCGGAAGAATTTGTACACAAGTACACATCAACATCGTTGTAGTGTTGCTTCAACGGCTCGATAACTTGCTGAATGATATTCTGCCTGTTGCCACGGTAGTCTAACCTATACACTTTGCCACTATGATGCAAGTAAAACTTGTTATAGCTGATTCCACGAATCAGTACGGCAACCTTCATTTGTTTATTGAAACAAAATAGAAGGCCATAAATCAACGATAACTTCTTGGACTGCAGTGAAGTTCTTACGCAGCTCAGGATGAAATGGTACAGAACCTAGCATCAGAAAGGCTGCAAGTTTACCATTCTCTTCCATTTCTTTGTCAGACAAACCAAAATTGTCTTGCATCATTCTCAAAAGCTTTGCACGCGATTCATTAGCAGGTCGTGATCCCTTTTGAATTAGCTTATCAAAACCTTCTATAGATTGCCTTAGTTTAGCCAAATCATAGTTTCTATCACCAGCCGTTGTATATTCATTTCCCAGACGTCCACGCATATCTATCATATATATCTTGCTGTCTTTGTGAGACCATAACAGATTGCTAAACCAATAATCACCATGGATACATTCAACCACTTTTGGATGATATTCAAGAAAGAAATCTTCTAGCGCTCTCATGTTGATCTTGAAATTCTTGTAAATGTCATGAAAAGCTTCTTTCCGTAACAAGAATTTTGGTAAGTAATTGTCAGACACATGAGACAACACCGATGCGCTTGTTAATGTTGAAGTAGACTCTTGGACAGTATGCAACAGATCTAATACTTTGGAAAAAATATCAGGTGTCATCATATCAAACGCATACATTTTTCCAAGAGGTATGCAATCATACTTCCATTCCATAATTATGTGGACTTTGTTGTCCTTTTCAACAGAACCGTAAATTTCAGGGATGTGTTCCTTCAGACGTGATGGACAATTGTTGTAAAAAAACAAGTTTCCTCTTCCTTCTTCAAGAGCAGCAACTTTCATGCATGTAGTATCATTTACTCTAATGATCTTCTTGATGCTGATCTCTTCTTTAATGTGTGAGTCCCAACCAAACCCCAAACTCGATGTACACCATTTACCCTCCCATTGGCATGGATTTGTAGAACGGTCATCTACGTACACATCAGCATACGGTTTGCCATATACGAGTTCATGGTATGGAATCTCAAATCGCAAAAGTGTTTCTTCAGTGGTACTGCCAATTCTTTGTTGCACAAGGTCGACATCATTGTTACAAGTCTTCATATGCCTTGCTGTATGAATTATTATGTAATGCCCTTCCTGATACAAGTGCTTCACAAAGTTTACAACCTTGTGTATGGGTCGAACGCTCGTATAATCCCCTGTGCGTTCTGGAAGTGACACCAATGTTTCGTCCAAGTCGAACACCCACCGCAAAGGCTTCGGTTTTACAATCCCATGTTCCAACACTTGTTGAACCTGTTCTGGGGTACCGATTGCAACGCTTCTTGTGCTTTCAATGGCGTTGACTATGATACCATTTTCGATAGCGAGTTTGACAAGTATTGACATGAACCATTCTCCACAAACTAGATCTGAACGCGACTTGAACTCGTCAAACAATTTGTTGTATATGTACGTAGATCCAAAACCATACGCACCAAGCACAATCAAATCACTAGTGTATACCTTTTCAACGACATCTGTTACGCGTCCAGTATCGTCTACAGTGATGTGACCGAAGGGCGAATAGCCACCTTTTACAAGGTTTCTTTTTTCATCCTCGGACATATGTTGTACAAGAATGTAGAGCTCGTTTGAATTCATTGTTTGCATCCAATCAATACTAGTGTCATACAAAATGTCGTTATCAAGGACCCAAAACCCCCCTTGAATCTTGGACTCATTCAAGCATATGCAACATGTTTCTATGGGTCCACGAGTGTTGTACATAACAACAACGTTCTGCAAAGTACAAAACGAACCATACTCTTTGACTATATTACTGTACGTAGACCTTCCCGTATCATCATCATGAGTTGCAACCATTAAATCAAGACCTTTATGGTCACCAATTACACTATCCAAAACCCACTTATACATTGGTATACTATAGATTAACTGGCATGGTTTCCTTTGAGGACACACAGCTTGAAAACGTTTACCCAGACCACCACATAAGAATATCAATGACATTTTAACATAAAACACGTTTTTATTTGTTACAACGGAACCGAGCAAGATTTAAATGTAGAATTTATAATACAACAGAGATCGGTAATAATGTCGTTGGAGCGAATCTTGAACAACTATCATCTTGTTGTTGATGAGTATCAAATTTCGTACATTGATAGCATTATTCGTAGTGACCAGATAGATGATGAAGCACTAGATATATTGTGTAGCTTGTTAGGCACAAACAAGACAACAATCGACAGGATAATCAAAGAGTATACATCTGAATTCCAATCGTCTGAAACTTTCCAAACATTGGAACAACATAACACACTTACACAACCCCAACCGTCACTCAACATGTCTTGTCCTACTAAAAAAATAAACAATAACGATTTCGACTCTCATTCAATTTGTCCAATGATTAAAAAGACAATAATCGACAACTATTCTTATCGGGCAGTGTCAACTTCAACTGTTGTACCATTTCATTCAACAGTAGATTGTAAAAGTAAGGTGAGGTATAGAAATAGCATTATTGTGACCACCAAAGGTGAAAAATATGTTTGAGTATATAAAAATGAAGTTTCTTCCGTTTATGGTAACGTGGGTTTTTTTGTTAATGATCTTACTATTTTGTTTACTACAGCCTACAAAACGGTAACATTCCGTACATCAGAAATATTGTTCATATGTTTTTCAACAAACACTTTCAATACGCCGTTATCGTACTTTGCTTCTACACGATTCAAGTCTGCTTCTTTAGGCAAAGTGAGAGTCTTTGTGAAACATCCACTCTTGCGTTCTCTCCTCAAGTACGTAAGAACATCATCGGTTTTGCGGTCTAATTTTACCTGAAGTTGATGCGACGAACAATTCACGTTGACGGAAATATCCTTTTTCTCAACACCAGGAATATCAATGTAAATAACATAGTTCCCATCCTCATCTACAACATCGCATGCAATATCTTTTGAAGCCACATTCTGAGGCTCCCTTCTGTCAACCGAAGGTCTTTGATTTGCAGACTCTTCCAGTTCATTTTTAAATATGCTTTCTACAGTTTTTGCAAAACGATGCAGATTGTTGATCGCTTTGTCATCAATAAAACTGTCAAAGTCACGTATTGTAAATGGTCTTGCCCCCTCCATTATAGATGGTATATTCTCTTTGACTTTAAATGACTTTAACGGTTCATAATTGAATACACATTTATCCTGTTTCTCTTAAAGTACAATTTGACGTATCTATTAACAAATTGATTCAGTTTATCAGCAATATCTTCTAGATTGTACAGAATCAAGTCAATCTTGTGGTGATTTGCCAAGATCTCGTTTATTTTTGAGAATATCGTGTGTGCAACTTGAATGGGCAATATATCACTCATTATCGTCCCTATCCTTGTTTTCCAATCTTCGATATTGGAGATTATAGAGTCCATGAATGGTTTCTCTACTTTATTCAAAACTTTTTGTATGGTCTCTATCTCTCCCATTATTTGATACATTTTAGCAGCACCACTTCCAAACAAAGGATACAATGATGTCATGAGTTTCTTGTCTTTTTTCAATACTGCATATAACCATAATCGCTTTGCTAATTTCATGAACTTGTTGACGGTTGGGTTACTATAGTGCTCCAGATCATGTTGTAATGAGCGCTCATATTTTTCTGGTTTGATACTCATGTGTTTATGTCTTCCCTCCTTGTCTTCATATGTCAACATGAACCAATTTGTAACCTCCACATAACGCTTGTTTAGATAAACCCATATGTCAATCTTTACAACCGTTTTCTGTGAAAGAGCTTCTTCTAATGTTTTCTTGTCACCCAATGGAAGTTTCTTGAACCCTTTGACAATGTCTTCAACATCCCACCGAATCACATATTTCTTTCTTATTGCGTCATCCAAATCCATGTACTCTGACACGGATGGTCTATCAATCACTTTAGACAACCATAGACCCAATTCTTCATCTGTTATAAGGCGTTTACTGTGTAATGCTATCATTGCACTTCGAATAGCGAATGGGTCATATTTTGTCAACTTACCACCAATTATCTGACCTATGTTGATTTTATAACGCATGTCATAGCCCGCCTTGAAATCACCCAAGTAAACATCTTTTTCTATTTTGATTCGATTAACCATGTCAGTTATCTTCTTTGCAACATCTCGAGTAGCTTGATCTAATCCACAGCAGCTGTGATAGTTTTCAAACAAGTCTATGTCAGCAGGGTATTCATGAACAATGTATTTGAAGCTTCCAACTATCGTAGGGGGATATCTTGGATCCAACGTTACCATTTTGATTATGTTTAGTGTGTCAAGTGATAGAGAATTAAAGGGTCGAGTTTGCATCAGCGGAAAACTTCTATCTCGAAAAGAAATTGTCTTTGCAGGAAATTTTGGTGCAAGATTGTCTTTCATTTGTATTTTACAGAGAAGAATTTTACTAAACCCTTATAAAAATAACTGTATTCTTCATAAGATCATGACACAATGGTGAAGCATCACCAATGTTGTGTAAAAGTATTGTTTTCAACTATTGATTTTGACGTCTTGCTGTGCAAGATTACACGAATTGTGCAACCAATCACTAAAAACTTGTGCATAGGACAACACGTTTTCGTTTTTGTCAGATGGAGTGACTTTAGCATATGTAATGAAGATATGCTAAATTCATTGTATGTTCATGAAGATTGCATATTCAAATTCGAAAATGTTTCATATAACAGCGCTAATGTCTTACCAATGTTGAAGCTTGGATGCATAGCATTAACCGTGAACGATTTACATCCCAAAAATGAGTGCATTGACATGTATTGCTCATACAACATTTATCATTGCTTATCTAAATTTCTATGCGATGACATAGCAAGGTTGTGCTGGCATGACATTGCAAACATCAACTGGACTGTTGTCAACGAAAACAAGAATCACAAATTACAACTCGTTATCACAACATATTCTTGGCATGTACTGTACAAGAAATCATCTGTAAGACACGTGTTCAACGAGGAAAGTATCATTCAAAGGTTCGGAAGTGCCACTATAGATAAACTCATGGATATAATACAAAAAAAACGAGTTTTGAACTCTATATATTATCTAGAATGGTTGGATCTACTGGATACAAAAGATTCACACAGCCGTTTTTTTCATATAATTACATTTTCTGCAGATTAGTATATGGGTAAAAAAGCATTACTTGTTGGCATATTGTATCGTGGAACAAAGTTTGAACTCACCGGTTGCATTAATGATGTAAATTGTATGGCAGATCTGTTGGTTGGTCATTTTGGCTATAATGTGGACGACATCGTCAAGCTTAATGATGATACAAAAGACAAACCAACAAAGACCAACATTTTGAAACATCTGAAAATGTTGCTTCATGAAGCTACAGAGGGCGACTCTTTAGTGTTTTACTACTCCGGGCATGGGACACAAGTAAAAGATGAATCAAATGATGAAACATGTGGTTTTGATGATGCTTTATTCACATTGGATGAACAACTCATAATAGATGATGAAATTCTCAAGACAATATCACACTTGAATGGGGCCAGCATTACAATGTTTTTTGATTGTTGCCATAGTGGTACAATGTCAGATCTTATGTACAATCTAAGATACAAAGGAAAACAGATTAATGGGAAACAAAAATTCGAAATGTGGACGGAAAAAGGAAAAGCAATACGAAAAGGATATGCATGCATGTTTTCTGGGTGCCTTGACAAGCAAACATCAGCGGATGCATCCTTCAAACGTGACGAGAATGAAATTGTAAACAATGGTGCCTTCACTTATCACTTGATCAAATCATTGGAAGCATTGCATTTCAATTGCACTAACAGAGAATTGCTAGTCGAAACCTATTACCGTCTAAGGCAAGGTGGCTTTCAGCAGATACCACAATATTCATGTTCCAAGATGAAATTATTGGATACTTCATTTACAATATAAAAGATCTCATAATAATGTAAATGGAAGATATAGTTTTTGTAGCTATAAACATAATTGCTCTGATTTCAGTCTTCATAGTCACAATCATGCTCATCTTCAAAAGCACACAATCCCATATACGGCTAAAGCATGTGGAATACCTTGTGTACAAACCCCTTTTCCCATTCGAACTGCCTAAACAAGATCCGTTTCGGATTGCGAGTAACTATAAACGAGACCTTTTAACCGGATGAATCATTTAAAACTATGCAACCTGCTTCCGTGATGAGCAATGTTCTCTCGAAATGTGCAGCATAACCTTTAGTTTTCGTTTTAACAGAGAAACCGTCCTTGTCAACGAATGTTTTTCCGTTTTCCAAAGTGAGGAGTGGTTCTATCGTAAACATATCTCCCACTTGCATTATACAATCCTTGCAACGTGTTGTCTTTGAAGATACGTTTGGTATAAATGGCTTCATGTGTAACTCACTACCAATTCCATGGCCTCCATATTTCTCGATGACCTTGAACCCATTTTCTCTTGCAACCTTTGAGACAACTTTCCCAATCGTGTCATATCTTGCTCCTACCTTACATACGTCAATTGCTCTAAATAAGCATTCTCGCGTGGTGTTGACAAGCTTCCGATGGTCACCAGATACTTTTCCGACACAGTAAGTTTCTGCCCAGTCTGTGTGGACACCGTTATACATGCAAAAATCAACCGAAACGATGTCGCCTTCTTGTAAGGTTTCTTCGTATGGAACACCATGACAAACAACATCGTTTACGCTAATACATGATGCCTTTGGGAACAGATCATGACCTAACACACTAGGAAAAGCATTTTCTTGACACGTCATTTTGAACAAGAACCTGTCTAACGCAGCAATGTTCGTACCTATACTAATTTGTTTGGGGATGAGATTATTAACTTTTCGCATGCTCTCATTCACATCAAAGATAAGTTGCTTTTCTTCGTCTTTTGTTAGCCTTGTTTTTTTACCAGGATTACTGTCTACCATTGCAGTGTAATCAGTTTTGTATGGCTTGATATTGTATCCCAATGCTGATAATCTGGGAATGACGTTATTCTCCAGGTAATCATACGACTTGTACATTATTATAATCACCACAAAAAATATTTAATTAAATGACATCTTATGAATACCTACTGGTATGCATTCTGCATCATTGTTGATGTCATTCACTTCTATTGTTGACATCGTATACCGTGATTTCTTTGCATCAACATCACAATTGTGATTTGAAATTAACATCAAATTATTATCCTTTTCCTTTAGATAGAACAAAAGATCTTCAATTTGCACCTTGGACACAGTGTATGGATGGTTCATATAAGTTTTTAATGATTGCAAGAAATCATTATTGTTGAACCCTACAACATAGTCTTTACCATCCTTGGTAAATGGTACTTGCGCGCTAGGAATCTCGATTTTCATGTAATCTTTTCGAGTTATCGGTTTTCGGATGCTTACATTGGATAACACACTTATGTAACGCTTTAGTATCATATCCTTGTTGACGAATACTGTCCTTGATCTCGAAGGCAAAGTTTTTGAAGTTAAAGTCGTGGTCATGGTTTTGACGAATATAAGTTTATAACTTATCCAACGACATTTTTTTAAATCATCTTACTATTGAGCAATTTGATGTTGTTTACATATCGTGTGTATTCCAAGTCGTCTCTGCTATCTTCAGCAGTCGTTGTCTTTGCACCAGCTTCATACAAATTAATGGTCTTCTTTGCTTCTTGGTAATCTGCTTCGGTGATACCAGCAGTTGTACCTCGGTACTTTTTGGGGACAATGCAAAACTTGCGTTTTTCGTGAAAAATACCATCAATTAATAGAATGTACAACACTGTAAGAAGGAAAGCCGTTAGTACATCACGAGTTGCTACAAAAAACATGGAAAACACAATCAACTTCTTAACATATTCATTACTTAAAACAGATTCATGAAACTTTCCAAGGTCTGCAACAACATATCTTGAGCCAATGTTGAGCATGAGCATGGTAACACCCCACATCAACCGGTTATTGTTTAGCAATTCAATTAGTTCTAACATAATTTACTCATAAGAAACATAAAAAAATGGATATGCCTTGTTAATGCTTGACCAAGTTTGAAAAGTCGATTTGTAACAACACCAGTCCAATCATCCACAACAAGGCAATCGTATTGTTGTACTGCCATAACACATAACTAAAAAAGTATGAAAAGAAGCGTATATAAGGTTCTGAATACAACAGAATCAATTTGCGCGGATATGGCTCTTTCATATCGAGACCGATTACTGAAATCAACGTGACAAGAAATATTACCACTAGCAAGTTGAAAATAATCCACACGTTGTACATTTAATAACAAAATACATTTTTATTTTCTAAACTATTATTAAATCATCCATGACTGTTTTCAACACGGGATATTGTACTATAGATGAAGCATGGGGTGACCTCACTGGTAAGCAAAAGAAGGACCCTGTAAAGAGAAGGAAACCTCCAACTGACCCAATTTGTGACTTGTACGAAGCAAAAGTTAATTCTAGTTATACAGAGACAGATCTTGTGAGATTTGCTAATGAATACTATGACAAGATGGATAAAAGCAGATACCAAAGAAACATGAAAACACAGCCAATGGCTTATGAAGAAGAGGAAAGAGAACCGTCGCCAAAGAACGTAGTTATTCGTAAAGATCAAACCAGATACGATGTCTCACAAGAACGGAAAAACCCAAACAGGGCATTGTTTGAAAAGCAATTTGAGATCAAACTTCCACCACTTTATGATGGTGGAGAATGTCCTATTGTACCCAAAGATTCCACAAGCAAACCCGTTGATGACGAAATGAACGCAGTTCATCAAGAATTTCCTAGTACACCCCGCAAACGAGTGACTTTTGCTGAGGACAGCTATCCATACAATGACTTCCAAAGCGACAATGAAGAAGAAGTGCATGATGAAGTTCAAATGGAAAGGCGACCACCGCCAAATCGGCGGATAAAAGATGAATTCTACAACCCACCACGTGAAGAAAGGTTCCCTGAAGATGAAAGAAAGGGACATCATTACTTTGATGACTACGACGATTACAACGAATACCACACCATGAAAAAGAAGTTCAACAACATACAAATATTAGATTTGATACTGTATGTTGTTTCTGGCATTATACTCATCTTCCTCATGGAGCAATTCGTCAGAATAGGAATTAACATGCAATAAAGTACATCAATACAGATTTAAGGCAAGTTTTCCAGTAGGTTTCATATTCAGGCAAGTTGGCCCTTTTGATGCTAGCGATGATGTAAGGTATGGGGATCTTGATGATGCTTTTGGTTTTTCATATGATTTTTTCTCCACTATGTATTGTGATTGCACTTGTGGGGGTGGAGGCTTGTTCTCATTTTTGATTTCCTCAAAGTCCCATGAGATATACAGGACTTTGGGAAAGTAGTATTTCACTAAAAATCCATTTACTTTCAAAGAGTCGATCAAATACTTTATGCAGCTGTTGAGGTCATACAAAGGAAATCCACATACATATTCAGGAACTTCCAGCATGCACCTTAGTTGTCGGTGATTTGTAGCCATTGTTATTTTCTTATGACATATGTCGAGTACCTTCTCATAACATTCGCTCTTTCTGCTATTCTTTTCATTGATTGTTCGATGGAGCTCAAGTATATTTAGTCTTTTCATAATCTACTTAAAGTAATCACATAAAATTTCATGTAATGAACAAATGCAATTCACAAGCATTGTTATAGCAGGTGGTGCCTTAAAAGTAATATCCGTCATCGGATGCATAAAATACATGGAAGAAAAGTCTCTCGTTGCAAACCTTAAAAACTTTGTCGGAACGTCTGCAGGGTCGATAATGTGTTTGTTTCTTGTATTGGGGTTTACATTCAATGAAATTGTTGAATTCTTGTATATCAACCTCACTGATAAACAAATTTCAACGTTTAATCCAGAAGAGTGTCTAGACATTTTAACAACGTATGGATTGAATTCCGGGGAAAACCTGGTTTTGATGATACAACGCATGTTGTACAAGAAATTACGAGTTTCTGATGTTACCTTTATAGAACTTGCCAAGATTACGGGAAAAAACCTTGTTGTATGTGCTGCAAACCTCACAAAAGAACGGTCTGAATTCTTCAGTGTAGATACTATGCCGCAATTAAGTGTTGTGACCGCTATTCGTGTCTCATGCTGTATCCCTATTCTTTTCACTCCAATCACAATTAATGATGATATTTACATGGATGGTGGACTTTATAATAACTTTCCTATAAATTACTTTAAAAACGCAACGTTGAAAGATATCATTGGAATCAACGTGATATACAAAAATTATAATAAAACTGACACCTTTTTCGCATACATCAAGTTCATATTGAACAGTCTACTTGACAAAGCAAACACAGCTTCTGTGAATGACCTAGAGAAGAATATTGTTACTCTTGACTTTGAAGAAGATGACTGGTTCTCTATCACTGAGCTTAGCCTTAAGTTCCCAAAAGAGAACTGGGGATCTTATGTTCAATATGGATATCAACGTATCAAAGCGCTTCTCGACTTGCCTACAACTTCTTGAGACTTTCATTCACAAAATCTTCCAGATCTGATTTGCTATTCCTGTCACCATTGAATTGATTGACCAGAGTACCATCTGATGAAATAGCAATTATGGTTGGAAAGCTTGAAATGCTATACTTGTCTGCTAATTCCTTGTTCTTGTCAAAGTCGAATTGGACAAACACCACCTTGTCAAACTTTGACTTTTTCTTCAAATCGTCATAAGTTGACATAAAGACTTTTGAATCAAGGTAATGTTCGCAATGAGGACACCATACAGCATAGAACAGACAAACCTTTAAAGCTGGTTCTTGAAACTTTTCTACTTTTCTGCTTTCAGACGGGATGTTTTTGGCAATATCTTTATAAGCCATGTATATAGCATACACAACGATTACAATGACAAATGCCCATAATAATAGTTTCAATACCTTCATTCTATACATTATTACAAGAAAAAATGTACAGCTTTTCAGACATATTAATGTGACCCATGTCTTGTAATGCTTGATGTACAAGAGAAGTTACAGTATCAGTGATACACACTAGAATAGTAACTGATGATAAATCCTTCTTAGTCTTCATGTAATCATTAAACGCGTCACTATGCACAACGAACATTCTATATCTTGATTCTAAAGATACAGCTTGTTCAACATTACTCGAGTCTATTTCGACGATGGGATAATCTTTGCTGTGCATTTCTTTTATGAATTCATCGTTTTTAAAGTTTGCTGGATACACAATAACAGCATGATAGATATTCATATTCTCGTACAAGTGATCTATAAAGCTAATGACTTTATACATATCCATCTCGGCTACAATATAAAGATTATATAAAACCTATTTAAATATTTTACATGATATCATATTATGACAGACATAATTGTCATTGCTCCCGAAGTCTTCATCAAGAGAAGGCTTGCATCTTCTGATGCAGTAATTGGTAAAAAATACCAGGAAATCTACACTAAATACTCGTGCTTCAGTGCACAAACAAATGCACCTGTTCATGGAAAATTCAACAACCACCAAGAGAATGGTGGCTTCCATGGACACAAAGGGAGGTCTAACTATTTCAATAGGAAAGCACCGAATAGAGAGGATGAACGTCCTGCCATAAGCAGGAAACCAAAAGATATAACACGACTACTTATGGGAATACTTAATGTCATCAATCGCAACAATTATAACAAGATGCTGAACAAGATACGGTTACTCAAGACAGAAGGAAACATTAGTCTTATCATTGATGAAATATTAAAAACATGTACACTTCAGACTTTCTACATATCTATATACATGAAACTGTTGCATGACATCATGGAACACTGTTCCGAAGGTGAAAAAACAAAGGTACGTGAGTCGTTCGCCAAGTTTGTTGCAATCTACATGGATAACACCGAATGGCTCATGAAAAACAGTCCAATAGAGAATGAAGACTACTCGGCATTTTGTGATTTTCAAAAGACCAAAAACATCATACTTGCAAAAAATATGGTTATAATGGAATTGACAAAAACATTCGCTCTAAGTGTGAACTTGAACAAATACGTTGCATGCCTTGTACACGACTTGAACAAACTGGTAGATGATAATGACGATGACAAAGCCTCAATTGTCCTTCAAATGCTTGTGTACATTGCAAAACACAATGCAAGCTATCTTGACGACATCAATGTATCAAGCTTGTTTGCGCGAGTGTCATCGAAGAAGAACTCATTCGTTATTGAAGAACTTGCAGACATCATTGATCAAAAAATCGAAGCATATGATTTGACGTTTTCAAAACCCTCAATGAAAGCTTCAGGAATGTGTGGGACTGGAGGTTGTGCAGGAGATTCAAAATACTGTGACTTGGCTTGTTGAGAATTTGTAGCTGCTGTTGCAGCTGCAGCTGTTGAGGGACTTGATGTAGACACGTTTGTCTTTAATGACTCTGCATACTTTTGAATGTCTTGCAAACCATTTTGCACGTATTGCAAGTGATTTAATGCTTCTTTTGTTTTTGTCAAGAGCTCACTGTTTGCTGAAGCGCTCGGTTCTGTTGTTGAAGAATTTGTAAACTGAGATCTTTGTTGAGGATCAACAACAAGCGTGTTTTTGTTTTCACTCGATGCGCTTTGGGCAGTGGATGGCGCCGCTGCCGTTGCGGAAGTGCTTTGCTTTGTTTCGGATGTGGTCACAGCTCCTTTCAAAGAATCATACTTTTGCCTTATGAACATCAAACGTTCAGAAGCAGTCATTTTGCTGGTTTCCTTTAAGGCACTTTCTGTAAACATATATTCCATCAATTTGCCCTTAGTATCTTTGTCAACAATGTGCAACTTTTCAATGTCATCAAGGATCAACACGCGCTGATCGTGTTGTGATTCACTTGTTGCAGTGGGTGCTTTGCTAGTTGAACTATCTGTCGAAGGGTTTTCATAATGTTCCACATCATCCTCTTCCAAAAACGTTTCACGTTTCTTACTAGTGCTCATGTAGTTTATAATAAAGTGACCAACGTATAAAAATGCTATTGCTACAAACACAACAACAATTATCTTGTATTTCGTGTCCATCTGGTTTTGTATTATAAGAGAAAATATTTTTCAATTGCGATTCACCACTTTCTGCATGAATCGAGAATGCATATTCTTCGTTTTATCCCAAATGGCCTGGGTCCTATCTTTAAACTTTATCTTTTTCAACCATTCCTTGGCTTCAACTATGAAACTGTGAACGGCATGCTTGATTTTGTCGTATTTTTGCTCCGTAAATAACTCTACATTGTGAAATTGCAAGTAATACAAAATCATTATGAAGATGACAGCCAACATTATGAACTCGAAATCAGTCAAAACTCTTGCACGACAAAGATAATAAATCAATGCAACACCAATGGCTATTGATGACAAGAGCCATGAATACACCATTTTATATACATCGACAAATTATATTCCTATCCTAGACAAACAAACTTATCTGCATATTCTAAATGACTAAATATACATTTGATTCATGTACATCATCGGCACAATGTCAAAAATGTGATATAGGATATATTCTGCGCCGCTATGTAAAACCTTTGATGCAAACCTTGACTAATGACGTCCGAAACTACTATATGCGCTTATTGACAACCAAATGTCTCAATACTGCAGTAATGCTTGGATACTTTATGCTTGGCAAAAGAAGAGCATTGAAGATCGCTGATTACTGTGATACAGAAATGACACGAGCGCGGCATCAATCCGGTCAAGACAACAACACAACCATTATGCAAAACTTCAGCAAAGACATTTTAAGCAAACGGTGCTCGGTTCGATACTTTTATTACATTTTGCTAACTGACGGCAAATTTCCTAATCCATCACAAGAGAAGAAGTATGCTTTCTTTCCAGGACACGTCTTTATATTAGAAAAGATTCCGAGTAAACCAGAGCCTTATTACTACTTTTACCAATCGTACATAAACCAATATGACTTGAACGAACATGTGACCAAAAACAATAACAGTCTCAAGCTGACACATCAACAAGTACAATACCTTGTGAATGACCTGTCATACATACTCAATGCACAATACTGGGATGCTTTATGTACTGCTCACTGGAAAAACTTCACTTTTGTTGATGCGTCTTACCTTCAAGGTCATCAATCAAAAGGAAACTTCTTCATGTGTTTTAAGAAAGCAAAGGTTACAGACTGCTTGAATCATATTGAAGCTTATACACAGAACAAATTGGATCAAATCCAGAAAAACATGCCAAGTAAAAGAAATGAGGTTTATGGTGATGCATCATTGTACGAAAAGACACAAAAGCCTCTGACATATGGTGAAATGTATGCAAATCTGAAAAGATTGCAGAAAGATATTGTATCCAAGTCGAGAGGTTAATTTATTTTTAATAATAAACAATGACAGAGAAACCACTCCCATTAATTATTGTATTTGATATTGACGGTACACTCATTGGGGACATAAGACCGCAGGTTATGCTTTATGAACTCAGCATGTCTATGAAAGTGCCCAATCGTAGACCTAACATCATGAATGGAAAGGATTTCCAACAGAAGCTTAAAAACGGTATAATAAGGCCATACTTTACAAAATTTGTAAAAAAACTTAAAGAGACAATACCGAACGTTGAGTTTTTTATTTACACAGCATCCGAAAGATCATGGGCAAACTTTCTAGTGCCGCACATTGAAAAGGCATGTGGGTGCCGATTTCACAGACCAATACTATGTCGCGACAATTGTTTGATGTTCCAAAATGAATACAAAAAGAATGTTAACGCTATCTACAGTTGCTTATCAAAAACCCTTAAGAAGCAATATGGGTTTCTAAGGTTCCAAGATGTCGAGAATAGAATCCTTGTGATTGACAATAACATGAGCGTATATGATCAAAATGATCAGAAACGAATCATATTTTGCCCGACTTATGATTACTTGTCTCCAGAAAATATACCTACCACAATACCAAGAAACATATTTTTATCACATGCCAACACTGTATACAATGTTTTAGGGAAATACATGCCTATGCCACAAAGTGTTGATTATCACGAGTTTGAAAAATACTTTTATGCTTACTATACGAAACAACTTTCTTCACTCTACAAACACAATATAGAACAATCTAAGGACAAGTTTTTCTTGTATTTGTTGAACATAATATTATACAAACGGATCACCAGCTTCTCTCCATCAACAATAGCATATGTTTCACAAAAACTAGCACAGAAACTAAACAAGGCAGTGTTACCATATAACAAAAGCTGACTTTATGTAAAGCATGACTATGATAAAAATAGTATCTATTGACGTAGGAATCAAAAACCTTAGCTACTGTATTTTGGAATCAGCTATGAATGAGACAAAAATAACTGAATGGGGCAATATTTGTGTCACAGAAGAGAATTGTGCAAGAGTACAACTCGAATCTTTAGTTGAACAACTCTTGGTAAAGTTGGCTGAAACATTTGATGTAGAACTCCAAGCAGATGTGGTTCTAATTGAGAACCAACCAATGCTCAAAAATGGAATGATGAAAACCATTGCAGTCGTTATATACACTTTTTTCAATCTGATGAAGGTTCAGTTTGGCAACATTCACAGCGTTAAGTTCACGTCTGCTACGAACAAGTTGAAGTGCAAGAAAGCTCGTGATCTAGAGAACGATGCGAAAACAACATACAAAGACCGCAAAAAGCTAAGTGTCCTGATTGCAAGAGAATATATTAAATCACTCCAGCCTGACAAATTGGAATGGTTTGGTTCCCAGCGAAAGCAGGATGATTTAGCAGATTCCTTGTGTCAAGGTATTTATCACATTGAAAGTGTATTGAAACATATGATATAAAATTGACATGCGGACAAATTCATATAAAGTTTCTGTCATACACATTTAATATTAAATAATGCAAGAGCCCAAATTCAATGGCTTTGAAAAAGATCTTGGTTTAGACCTTCTTATGAATCCTCGAAAAAAACAAGGAAGTGATGCTGTTTCTATCAGTTCAAAAAGTTCTTTAAATGATGCTGATCGATTGAGCGTTCACAGTGGAAGCATCAAAAGCATTTCAATCACTCCTGATGTAATTGATGTAGGCGATCATTTGAACCAAATGGGCACCGATGAAGATACCGAAACGGATGTAAGTTATGAAAGTGAGGAGAGCCAAATGGGACAAGGTGGATTTCAAAGACCCACGAGGGAAAGAAGAGACGAGCCTTCCGATGAAGACAGTCAAATCGAATCTCTTGGTATTGGTAGCATCATGCATGAACAACGAAGAAGGTTGTCTGAAGAAGAAATCATTATCATGAAAAAAGAGTTGTTATATCAATTTGAGCGTTTGGAAAAGAAGGGTATGAAGTTACCCAAGAAGTTCACGTTGGCATCAAACCTTGAAGAGATGAAAATGGAATATGAAAGGCTAAAAAGAGATAAGGAAGTCGATTCGAGTGTGAAATTGCAAAGGAGAATGATGATGGCAGCAGTTTCTGGTATCGAGTGGATGAACGGAAAATGGGACCCAGTGGGAGCAAAGTTGGATGGATGGTCAGACAGTGTGTATGAAAATATTGATGATTATGATGATATCTTTGAAGAATTGCACGAGAAGTATAAAGGCAAAGCTAAAATGGCACCAGAACTCAAACTTTTAATGATGTTGGGTGGAAGTGCCTTTATGCATCATATGACACACAGCATGTTTAAGAGTCAACTTCCTGGGCTTGATGAAATCCTCAAACAAAATCCAGAACTCGCTAAAAATCTGGCAGCTGCCACTAGCCAACATATGGCACAACAACAACAATCCGCAGGAAACTTGTTCGGATCTATTGGAAACATGTTCTCTGGATTCTTTGGGGGAAGCACATCATCACAACCACAACCCACAATGGCATCACAACCAATTTTCACACAAAATGTTCAGCAACCAACTAAGGTCAGCATGAAAGGTCCTACTAATGTTGACGACCTTCTGAAAGAATTTGAGAACTCAGTGAATATTGACAATGACAGAATCGAAATGATGAGTGTCATTACTGAGTCTGAACTTGCAGAGCTAGCAGATGATTCATCAAGTATCAACGGATTGTTGATGAGTAACAGGAAAAAAGGAAGAAAAGGGAAAAAAATAACACTTGACATTTAGGCGTTCTTCCAATTCTTATTTTTATCGACCATGTTATAAACATGGATACGAACGAGCTTGGTAACCTTTTTGCAACCACGTTTCCCTCTGGAAATGTGTTTATGGAATTGTCGAGTACAAGCGTTGATGAGAAGTACAACTTGAGGAAAAAACTTTATGAAAATAGAGATGTTTTTCATGAGGTTAATGAAAAATCAGTAGCACTAGAGATACCAATAGAAGAAAAACAACAATTAGATGCAATAAGGGAACATGTCTCCCATGGTAGAGAGATACTCCTAAAAGAACTTGACATGCACAAGCACCTTACCGATGAAAAAATAAAATTAGAAACTTTTGAAAATTCGTGCAAGTCCATATGCTTAGAGTGTCAGCAAAAGGTTTCAATGATCGCAAACTCTTTTGACGAACATGGATTCCAAACTCAAGACCTCCAAGATCACATAGATGGTGTAATATATGCTATAGGACAAATATATGAGCTTATCAACAATAACGTCACTGAAAAGAACAAAACTTTAAAAGAGCTTGTCGATAAAAACAAGACAAAGATAAAATATTTGTCTGATACTTATAACATTATACGCAACACTAACATCGGACATTTGTGCCCTGTTTGTCTCACCAACGAAGTTAACACCTTTTGTGAACCATGTGGACATAGTTTCTGTAACAAATGCATGAAGTCAACCTATTGTTATATATGTCGCTTAAAAATAAACAAGTTACATCCACTGTTTTTTCCATAAATGTCTAAGCAGAACACACTGTACACACTTCATCGGTACATACCACGTCCCGCTTCATAGCCGCCTTGACATTTCCCAACCCATTCTGAACTGGGTCTATGGTGAACTGTTGAACCTTTGCTTTGGGCTTGCTTCTCAGATAATAAATACCCGTCTTAAGTCCGCTTTGCCACGCATAAAAGTGCATACTCGATAGCTTCTTGAAATCAGGTTCCTCCACAAAAAGATTCATGCTTTGAGACAGACAAACGTAAGCACCTCTATCTGCTGCAAGATCAATGACCGACTTTTGCTTCATCTCCCATACAATCTTATACAACTCCCTTACATCTTTTGGAATCTCTGAAATACCTTGGATACTCCCCTCATTGATCACAATTTTATTTTTCATGTCCTTATTCCACAACCCCAGTTGCATAAGATCCTTGATCAAATACTTGTTGACCAACACAAATTCCCCTGCCATAGTCTTACGCTTGTAGATATTGGACGTAAACGGTTCAAAAGCTTCATTGAAACCCATGATCTGAGAGGTTGATGCTGTTGGCATTGGTGCCAACAGTAAACTGTTGCGCATACCATATTTCTGAATCTCTTCCTTCAAGGACACCCAATCGTAACGTCCCGGTGTTGGTACAACGTTCCACAAATCAAATTGGAGCATTCCTTTTGATGCCGGAGATCCCTCAAATGAACTATATGCACCTGGATACTTACTATGAAAGCTGGGTTCATACTCGTTCATGTTCAGATACGCATTGATTGGATCATTCTGCGGAATTCCATAATTCAAAGATTCCATGACAAACAGATGACGCTTCTTTGAAATATCCATCGATGCCTCTACAGCTCCATGATATATTGTCTCAAATATGAATCGATTCAACTCTCTAGCCTCTTCGCTTTCAAACGGAACTCTCATCAATACGAAAGCATCCGCAAGTCCTTGGACGCCGATGCCAATTGGACGGTGGCGAAGGTTTGACACACGAGCCTTTTCAACCGGGTAATAATTGATATCAATCACCTTGTTCAGATTCTTCGTTACGATCTTAGCAATGTCGTGTAGTTTCTCAAAGTTGTAGAAAGGCTTGTTGTTCTCATCGTACTCCACAAATGTCGGAAGGCAAATTGACGCCAAATTGCAAACAGCAATCTCATCTGGTGATGTGTACTCCACAATCTCAGAGCAAAGGTTGCTGCTTTTGATTGTTCCCAAATTCTGTTGGTTGCTCTTTTTATTTGCTGCATCTTTATACAAAAGATAAGGTGTTCCTGATTCAATTTGTGACTCCAAAATCTTAAACCATACATCTTGAGCCTTTACTTGCCGTACGTACTTTCCCTCGAGTTCATAACCCTCATACATTCTCTTGAACTCATCACCCCAAACATCGCTAAGCCCTTTGCAAACATCTGGACACATCAAGCTCCAAACACCATTGTCCTTCACGCGTTCCATGAAAAGGTCGGGAATCCACATTGCATAAAACAAATCTCTAGCCCGATCTTCTTCATGACCATGTGGCTTCTTCAAGTCAAGAAACTCAAATATATCTGCATGCCAAGGTTCAAGGTAGACTGCAATACTTCCAGCACGCCGACCCGCTTGGTCGATATATCTTGCAGTGTTGTTGAATACACGAAGCATGGGTATGATACCTGATGATGTGCCATTCGTACCTCGAATCTTGCTACCCTTACTTCTCACATTATGAATGTGAATACCAATTCCACCTGCATACTTTGATATCAGAGCACATTCTTGCAGTGATTGGAAAATACCGGAAACACTGTCATCATTCATGTGAAGCAAGAAACATGAACTTAGTTGAGGCCGAGGCGTACCAGAGTTGAAAAGTGTCGGTGTTGCATGAGTAAAATACTTCTTTGACATCATGTCATACGTTTGCAGCGCATCCTTAAAATCTGTCTTGTGAATTCCCAAAGACACACGCATGAACATGTGTTGAGGCCTTTCAATAACTGAACCATTGACACGTAGCAGGTATGATTTCTCGAGTGTCTTGAATCCAAAATAATCAAACGTGTAATCACGCGAATAATCAATGTAACTGTTGAGCTTTTCTTTGTTTTTCATAACACTGTCGTACAAGTCTTGGCTAACCAAGGGACAATGTAATCCATCAACATCAACGTTGTTATATAGTATGGATATCGTTTCTGAAAACGATGGAGAAGTGTTCTTGTGATGGTTAGATATAATAATCCGAGATGCCAAAACTCCATAGTCAGGATGGTCTATGATCATTGAACTACAAATGTGAGCTGCAAGTTCATCTAGCTCACTCGTCTTCACATTGTCATAAATTCGGGAACAAACCTTTTGAGCAATGTCAAAAATGTCGACATCTAGACCATCAGAAAGATTGCGGATCCTATTCAACACTTTGTCAAAAGATACTTCCTCACTTTCACCTGTCCGTTTGATCACCCTCATTGATTATAACTATAATGATAATTCCTTTTAAATAATTTCTACGTTTTATATAAAATGGATCTTGTCTATGTGATAATTTTTTTGATTGTACTTCTCACCATCAATTCGTTCTTGTCACCCACAGTAGCTAAAGAGCTGTTCACAGTTGATGATTCACTGCCTTTACTTGCTTTCAGGCGTTGGGGCAGAAACCTCGTATTTCCATACCATGGGTCTAACACTGTATTCACTGCTTCCCAAAGAGCTATCATAGACTCTTCTCTGACCTCCACGCCAAACGGAAAATGTGGTGTGTCTACAATATACGGAAGGCAACTAAATGATAGTTTTGCAATCATACATGAAGATGGTATATTTTACACTCTTAAAAAATCTTGCATTGCTTTGAACATGGTGAGATATAGGTTCGAAAATAACGGAAATACACTAGTGTTATCTCTAGCCTTGGATACAAAAGAAAACATAGAAAATCTATCAAGATTCCTCCTTACCGATCCATTGTTTGTTGAATTTTCATTCGGTCCATTCGTTTCCCTTGCATATATACCAAATACTGGTCGCCAATTTACATTTAGCAACGCACTCAACTACAACCTCCCCAACGTGTTCAACACTGATCAAACAATTGATATTCGGTTTGATGTAGCTGTACACTACAACCAAGGAGACTGTGACCGCGCTTTCAACTATCGATCATACTCACCAAACCAATACTTTGTAACTGAACAAAAGATGAGATCGATAGGAGATGGGCTTATCCACATGTGGGTGTACTATACTGATGAACTAGCTACAAACTTCCAGAAAACTGGAAGAGACCTACCACCGTTTGCTATACAACCATATGGACCCAATAGAATGACCCTATTTGATAAGGACTTCAAGAACTTAGCCAACGATCCTTATCAAGTTGAAAGATACGAGTTTATGAACATGTTTGCAGTCATGTATCACAACTATCTTACACCCGTACTTACATTTACGTTCAATATGGTTTGTGATACCGATATGCGTGCATGGGTCAATTGGGGTTCATTCCAACTCATTAAAGCGTATGTTGACACCAACTACATGGGAGGTAACTCACCATGTGCAAACAACATAATGCAAATAACACTCACGGGACAGTCTGATTACTTCGAACTTGCTTTAACGGTTGGTGACAACGGAGATTGTGGCTACAATACATACTTCGCACCACCAGTGTTCCTCAAACTTCCTTATCTTTCACCTAATACAGAACTATCTGTCACTGTAACCATAGGTCATAACCAAAAACATATGTACGTACAATGGACAGACATCAACTCTGGTGATATTGGTAAGAAGTTTGCATATGCAAAAGCTAGTCAACCCTTTGGAAACTCACCATTCGATGCATGCCAATATATGGATCCAGATAGATATAGAGAAACTAACCATATGACAAGACTCTTCTCGTCAAAGAACTTTGGTAATAGATTCCCATTAGGAAGCGCATACGTGGAGTGGGATAGATCTTTTGTAAGAAACGAAATCTCCGCAAGCCTCGGTTACAAAAACTACAACAAAACATACGCAAAAAATTAGTCTGTCCCATCTTCAATAAAAGACCATCCAGTTAGTTTTATGCTGCGAGAACCTTTACTCCCTTCATACTTTTCTGTTTCAATCTTGATCTCATTCAAAACATCAAGTTCGTATTGGCTTCTATTCTCTCTGTAATATACAATTTTCTTCCACACTTCATAGAGTTCTGCTAATTTCTCAGAAACAAACACTGGATCTCTCACAACTCTTTGTTGGTTGTGCTGATTTAGTACCCAAAAATGTCGGGTATGTTCCGAACTATATTTATTACACCATCCTGTAATATCATCAAGTTTCGAGTTGAGTTGACTATATTCATACTTTCCATCTCCAACTTCAATCACGACCCCTATATATTCAAAGTGCGGGGCTGCATCTATAAAGTCTTGTTCGCTATCCAGTTCGACAAACTCACATTCAAAATAATCACACTCCTCAAGTCCACATACATCAAGTTGTCCTTGTATTTGATAATAGTATTGCTTTGGAACCTCACCATCTATCTTGCGCTTTCTTGGACATTTTATCTCTACCATGATACCTAGATCGGATATACCATCTGGTGATGCTCCAAAAAACTTATGTTTTGGATGCTGCAACAATCCAAATGAATGTACGTGTACCGCATTCATGTGTCCATAGATATCAATGGCAACCGGTTCGAACATGTTACCCCATTTG